TTGTAATCGCTGTGCCAACCTGTAAGTTGGTTGCGGTTACAATTCCTGCGCTAATGTTTGCATCCGTCAGAAGTGCATTAGATGCAGTCAGAATACCAGTGACATTGATGTCTGATACTGTAGTTAAACCAGTTAACTTAGTCATTCCATTAACAACTAAGTCAAGACCAGTGTCTCCCTTATCGCCTACCTCAAGAGTGTAGCCTGGAGTTGATGTTCCAATACCAATGAAAGACAGGTCACTGTTGTAATATCCATCAGCCGCATCAGTTGGAGACCATCCAGAAGCAGCAACATTCAGGTTAGTTAAACCAGAACCATCTCCATCAAATCCAGTTGCGGTGATAGTTCCAACAATGTTTGTTCCGCCGATGACATGGAGAGCATATCCATTTGCTGTGGTTCCAATACCAACACCATCACTATCAATGGCAACCATTGATGAACCATAACCAACTTGGAATGTATTTTCTCCAGGGCTAGTGGTGCCAACTCCAACCTTATCAAAGATTGGCGTATATTCTGAATTAACATCACTAACAGCACCAAATCTCTGCCACTCGTTATTAGTGGTAAAGACCCAACCAGCATATCCACCTGATGTTGGATTTGCGTTGAATACAACATCACCTGGGTTACCAGCAAGAGAAGGTGTTCCAACTCCGATAGTAATATTTCTGGAAATGGTTGCACTTCCTTGTAAGAATAGGTTGTTAACTTCAAGTCCCTTGGTTGATGTTGAAGTAACTTTCTCGCCAAAGACAACAGGTCCGCTGAATTCAGAAACTGCATTCTTGGTTGGACCACCCTCAACCTTGATTGAACGAGTGATATTTGCCTCAAGTCCCTGAACAAGGTTAAATCCTGCTACCTCACCAACATCTTCTCCAGTAATAGATTGAATTGGAGTATCAAATACCTCTTCTTCACCAGTAACAGAGCTGAGTTTCTTATTACCAGAATAAGAAATACCTCTGTCGTTCATTCCAGTGTAGAAGTTAATACCTCCACCTCTCTTTGTTGATTGCGAAAGAAGTTCTTCAGTCTCAGAGATTGCTCTATCTTGACGGTCTGGTAGTGCTGTTGAATAGTTACCAGGACCATATCCAACATACTCAAATGTATGTGCCGAAGCACGAATGATAGAGTGTCTACGAAGTTCAACTGGGATTGGTTTGACTCTTCTAACAACAGAATTCAATGCGTGGGTTGATGCCTTGGTTCCAAGTTGGCCACGAAGAACGACAATTGGATTAGAAATACCAGAAACACTACTGGTAGATGTAGTAGTCTTAACTCTAACAATTTCGTTATCAATCTCAAGATAATCACCGATGTTAATGTCAAACTGTGTTGGATTGGTGATTGAGAAGTTCTGAGTTACCTCATCAGCAACAATTGCACTCAGAGTTGTGGTGATACCAGCATACTGAGTTACCATTCTTCCACTAACATTTTCTCTGTCAGCAGTAATACCACCACCTTGAGCAGCAATTCCTAATGGATAAATCTCCAAATCTCCTGTTGGTGTTGGGGCATTTGTAGAAATTCCAACATTCAGTTCAAGAGTAGTGAGACTATCTGCCTTGGTTACAACAAACTCGCCATTGTAAAGGTCTTGTCCTGCTCCAACAACTCTAATTCTTCTATCAACTTGAAGACCGTGCTCAACACTAGTTGTAACCGATGCGATACCACTTGTATTTTCATACGCAAAGGAACTAATGGACAGTGATGGACCATTGATTTGCATAAATGCAGCAGTCATCGTCTCAGGAGCTGCACCTACACTACCAATTCCAGTAGTGGTAACTCCAGTGATTGGATTGATTGGTCGTGCTCTGAAAGTTTTAGCAGCACCAACTTCAATATTGTTAATCTTATAAAGTTGATTAGCAACAGCGTGCTTTTCAGAAGTAATACCAGAAATGCTGATAACATTGTTGGTGTTATCATAAATCTTATCAACCTGAACAACTGCTTCCTCGAATGTAGCAAAGGTAGGAATACCAACAACATGCATTGTGTTGCCGATAGCATATGCACTACCGCCATCCATAATCTTCAGGTCGGTAATAGCACCAGCAGCACTGATGAACACCTTAGCAGTTGCAAACTCACCAGTTGTGGAACCTGCAGTTCCTACCAGTCTTGCATTGTAGTGTTCTTCAGCAGAACCAGAGTTATTACCATAACCAGAACCACCCTGAACAAGACTTAGTTTGGTAATTCTATTCAGTCCGTGGTCGTGAGTAGTTTTAAGTGTAACTTCAGTACCAGCAATGCTAACTGCATTTCCAGTAACAATATCTGTTACGCCAACACCAACGCTGAAATCTTTCTTCAGTGCATCAAATGCTTCTCTGGTAATGCTGTGCTTTAGTTCATCGGTTACGACTTCACCGATAATATCGGAAGATGCAAACGACTTAGATGGTGCTGGGTCAGATACTGGGTTGTCTCTGTCAAGTTGTGGGTAAAGATTTTGTACTGGTTGTGAATATTTCTCATCAGTAAATGGTGAGGCAGCGGGGGAAACAGAACCATTCAGAGCTGCAATGTAATAAACACCATCTTGCTCATTCTGAATATACTTCTGTGCTTCTGCTGTCCTATAAATGATGGAAATATCATTATACTTCTTACGCTTAAAGTATGGAAGTGTTGTATTTCTTGATGTGGTGTCGTTTTGGAAAGTTCCTGGATCAGTGTTGATACCAACAGTAAATGCTTTAGCACTACTAATACCAGTGACTGAAAGAGTTCTGTTATATGCTAAATCTGCAGTTGCTGCGGTGTTCTCTGAACTCTTAACATTTACAATCTGAACTTGGTTTCCAACTTCTAAGTCGTGTGGAAGTTCTGTATAGATTGTCGCAGTATTTGAAGTACCATCCCAACTTGCATCAGCAACGAATCTAAAGTTTCTCTGCTGTTGCTCTGTGATAGAACCAGAACCAAAATAAGTCTGAATTTCAGCAGTTGAGAAACCAGTAGTGGTATTTGATTCTTGAAGAATAAATCCTTCTTGTGGAGGTCTTCCTGCACTTGTAGAATTTGCAGGAATGACATATCTCATACGATAAATTCTATCACTGAGTGCTCTGTCATCCTTCAACCTGTTGATAAAGGTTCTAGGTGTAGCAGAGCCAAGACCTGCTACAGCATAATCACTAACGGCAATACCAATTTGGTTGTCAGTTGATGCTGTGGATACATTAATATACCACTTCTTAGCATCAGTATTGTATTGAATTGGGTGTCCGATGTCGCCAGAGTTCTTATCAGATACTCTACTTACAATAGAAAGGTTTCCGCCTTCAGCATTAAATGAAAGGTTTGTTGGATTAGTTGATGCATCGAAAGTCAGAGCATCACTTTCCGTAGCAGCAAGTTTGAGTTGAGCATTAGTCAGTGTAGTGTCAACAACAGCATAATATACTTTATTTGGCTCAAGTCCATCTGGCAGTTGAGCAGTGTCCGAAGTCATACGGACAGATTCACCATTAATAAAATTATGGTCTTCAATGAAAGTAATAACACCACTAGAAATGCTATTTGCGGTCCCAACTCTACCAATACTAAATCTCTTCTCAGAACTTACATTGGAGTTAGGCATCACAATTCTGGATGCATACTCAGTAGTAACACCTGCCTGAGAAATTAGAACTCTAAGGTCATCATTAGCTCTTGCACCAATACGATAACCTTCAAGAACATTTGATGGAGGACGGTCAGCATTAGTCTCATTATAAAGATATAACTGAGAACTTGTTGTTGTGATAGCAACTGTAGCTGCAACATCTATTGAATTGAATTCAATAGGCGTCTCTACATTACTTACATCTTGTGGTGGAATAATATGCGTAACATAACCAGTATTATCTTGAGAGAATGCATCATCCCTAAATCCATCTGCGACTAGTGACCTAGCTCCGAAGTTAGAGTTGGAGTTGGTGACGGACATATCTCCGCCAGACTCAACAACGAAGTGCTCTGCATATCCAATAGCAAAAATAGATACATTCTGAATGAATGCATTATTGGATGCTTTAATATGGAAGTTTCTGTAGGATGGTTTAAATAGTGACCTTGAATTTGTACTTAGATTTTCTTTTCCATCATCCTTGTCTTCCCATTCACCAGTTGTGGTGTTATAAAGAACGAAAGCATTGTCATCCTTCTGAAGACCAATACCAGTAAACTGTGCAACAACAATGGACTTAAATCCAGTTGCGGATGATCCATCGGCATGGAGACCACATTGTCCAAATACGGAACGAAGAGATACATTAAAGATGTATGGTGATGCGGAAGTGACCGTATCTGTACTGAGAGATACTGTAGCACCAGCAACTGTTGGTGTTAAATCAGTTGGGGTATTTTGTACGGTATATTTAAATACTGTGCTACTAATATTTTCACTAACAACATGCTTTCCATCATATCCAGTCGCAGAGATACCATCAATAACGATAGGAGTATCAACATCCAGACCAGTAAGTGCAGACTCAAGAGTTACAGTAACTGTAGTTCCTGTTGCGGTAACACTAGAAATGCCTACACTACCTGAGGTTGCACCAACAATACGATATTCATCAATCTTGGGTTGAATATCAAGTGATGCAGATGGATAGTCTGGTTCAATAGCTCTTCCAGATGCCTGTCCATAAACTCTACCAACTTTCTCATAATACATGTCCAGATCAGTTCTGGATGAGGAGTATGTTTGGAAGTCATCGGCAATGTTGACACCATTTACACCATCTGCATACTCAAAGCAGGTAAGTTTATGGTGAGAGAAATTGGGAACAACTAAATTATCGGTGTAATTAGTAAATGCAGTGCCGTTTGGATCAGCATCAAAAATAGTGAACTGCCAGAAGTAACAAGCACCAGTTACTCTAAAGATTGCTGACCTTTCAATATTGTCATTCGTTGGGTCTGGAACATATCTGGGGCGAACCTTTGTCTTACGAAGATCGAGACCAACAATAGAAGTTCCACGGGGAATGATTACACCACCATGAATACTATTAAGTTTGTAGAGCTCATTAGATGCCGTAGTTAGATCAAAATTAGTGGTCAGATCAAATGGGGGGAGATTATCTGAAGTGCTGCCATTTCTCAGTCTGAAATTATTTGTGCCATCAGGAATCCATCCTGGTCTATTATCTACAGTGTGCTCACCAGGATATAACAGGATTGTTGTTTGTCCGAATCTATCGTTATTCAGACCAGCCTGATATGAAAATCTTGCTGCCTCAATTAAGGCTCTCTGAATAGTTTTGAAAGGTCTTGCTAAAGAATTACCTTGGTTCTCAATGCTATCCGTTGCGTCTAAATCGTTGGGATTAACATAGAGAATATTACCGCGAACATTCTTCAGGAAATTATCTAAGCGACTGAGTGGCATCTTCTTCGCGCTGTGAGTTCTATTATGATTTATTTATCATACAACAAAACCCCCCGAAGGAGGTTTTAGAAGTCACACGGAAGGGGTTTGGTTTTGTATCGCCTCTTATATACTACCATATTTTTGTTCCCTCCACAAGAGCTTGAGAGACTTGTCAAATACCATCAAATATCTATGTTTTTTAGTTCTGTCTCTCCACTCACCATCCATACCCTTTACACTTCCTCTGGAATGTTTGGTTCCATCACTATAATAGAAGTCTTTCTTTGAGTCAGTTAGTCCATAGTATTTAAAATTGCACGCACGGTAAATGACTCCGTTATGATGAGCAGAGTCAGCATAACTGAGAATAGCACGAACATTTGCATCTTTACGAAATCTCTTGATACAACGACTTACAAACCAAGAAGTAATATTATACTCTTCTTTTTGAAGTTCTGGGTCAACACATAATCTAGACAATTCAAATAATCCTTCTTGTTCGTCCCTTTCTAATCCGAATGCTCCTTTGGCAATTTCTGGAACAGGGAGCCCAGTAAAAATACAAACGGCAAGACACCCACCAATATTAAGAGGGCAGTCCCAGTCGGTGTGTCTAAAAAGTCCATAATTATATCCCGACTTAAAGTCCTTTGATTCGTCTTTTAGGTAGTGGTAGTTATATAGTAAGTTTTTACAACTCTCTTTATCTACTCTATCAATATAAAAGTCAGTCTTCACACTTTTCTTCTAAAATATACTCTACAGTATTAGCCACATCATTCATGGCATCTCTTAACATTGGTTGTTGTCCCGAATGCTGCTCTATATGAGCAACTCCATTACTCCACTCTTCGTGAAGAGTCCAACGCCACTGACCCATAGACTTACTATACCAAAGATTTATTTTCATTTAAGCCTCCGAACGGATTTGAACCGATGACCTTTGCTTTACAAAAGCACTGCACTACCACTGTGCTACAGAGGCATTATTCAGAATCAACAGGTAAGAGCTCTGGATTCTCTAATTCTACATCAAACATCAAAGGATGGCAACCCTCTTCTATTAAATATGAAGAAGCTTTAAAGATTTCGTCTGGTTCCCAAGACCTTTCTTGATCGGCTGCTTCTACAATTTCTGTCAAATGTAGAGATTGATGAGGTAAGTCATCAAAAGTGAATGGTGTCCCTTGAATGAAATACATTAACACAATAATTGACTTATTGTTATACCAACAATACTTTGTGTCGATACGGTATTTCATGTGATACCTTTTTGAATATTTAGGTAGGAGTGGGGGGACTTGAACCCCCACGATTTATTCAATCAACGGATTTTAAGTCCGGTGCGTCTACCGATTCCGCCACACTCCCAAAAAAATTAGGCGATCAACTCACCTGTTTCATTATAGATTGCTGGGTTTAAACGGCAATACTCATTGAAGGTGATTTTCATCTCTTTTTCGGTTAGATTGCAATTTTTCGCTGCTTTTGGTAAATTCCATTTCGCCGCGAATAACATTTCCATAGATTGTCTTGTTTCTGGTCTCATACTCATAACACTCTAGTATTTCTTTGTAGAAATTTGGATTGTAAGACCACCAATAATGATTCATAAAAAACCTAATAGGGTCAAATTTTTGCCGGATTTTTTTGCGACCAAAAATGGAAGCTAAAACTAATTTTGGTCAGAGGGGGTTAGCATATGCCAATACATCTTCGGGCGTAATACAACGAACAAGTTCAAGCACATTCATAAACTCTTCCATGTTCTCACAATCTACGGTCTTTTCATCACCCTGATTAGAATACAAATAAAATTTACGCTTTGAAGGGTCAACAACGCAGCGGGTCAGGAACTCGTCAGTCATGGGGTTCGTTTGTTTACCTGCTTATTATAGGGCATCCAGACGCCCGTGTCAACCTATTTGTTGCAGGTGTACTGGGTGTTATCGCCTGGATAGTCCTCAATGTCCTTGCCTTGATACTCCACGATGAGTTTCTCACCATCTTTACGCTCACCATACACATGATAGAAGCAATCGATTGGCATACCACCTTTTGCTTGGAGATAAATTTTCTCATCATCAAATCTCTTAACGATTACATCCTGATGAGCTCCAACGGGAGTAAGGCTTACTGTGATTGAATCGGTATGAACAAGACCCTTCCAATAGTTTGGGAGATTAATCTCCTTTCCCTTTACTCTTCCACGGAAATAGACACCAGACTCTGGACCTTCCAGGCAAATGTGGCGAAGTCGATACCCTTCTTTTGTTGGGTGTGGAATATCAAATGATTTTCTTGAGGTAAGAGTTACACCGCCAGCAGATACTTCAGACGCGACAACATTTCCAGATGTTGTGATATCTCCTGTGATATTAATATCACCAGCACCGGTCATCGCATTGGTTACTTCCCAATTATCAATCTTTGCGGATGAATAATAGTATGGGTCGCAGGCATCATCAGGATAATCATCTTCAGATAAGATGTGCATCTTCTGAATATATTGGTCAAGATTAGATGCTGCACCCCAGGCGGCTCTATCTTCACAATCTGGTCCGTCTGGGCGTGACCCTGGTTCAAATTGTCCTGCCATTAGTTTTTCTCCTCCTCAATTTTTTCTACTTTTTGATTGACCATATCTCGTATCAATCCCTCAACATAATCGTGCTCAAAGTTGAATGAATACCCTTCATTACCATTTGGATAATCTTCATGCGACTCACCTTCATATTCTACAACTAAATCATCATCAAGTCTACGGGCTACAATATAATAATCTGCATTGATTGGACCACCCGCATTATTTCTTACAATAACTTGCTTACCCCATCTAATTTCTTTGACGAATAGTTCTTGCCAACTACCAATCGGAGTCAGACTGATAGACATATCCTCTGGGTTTACAAGACCATCCCAGAATGTGGGAAGTTCAATCACACCATTCTCAGGAACCTTTCCACGACAATAGACTGCGATCTCCGGACCTTCAATACAAACATGGCGAAGTCTCCACCCCGCTTTATTTGGGTGTGGCATATCAAATGGAAGGTCTTTCTTATTTGAAAGAACATGTCTTCCACAATTTCCAAACACATCTCCTTGAGCTTGAAGATTAATGGCAGCAGTAACATTTCCCTGAACATCAACATTACCCATCATTGCTGATGGACCTGATACTGATAAAGAATATGGGTTGTTCACTCCAAAACAAAGTGCTCCAGGAACAATCGGTGATGGAGCATCACTATTCTTTAGTGGTCCAACCATTAAAGTTGCATATGGTGATGGAAAAAGAGTTGCTTCTCCAATCAACTGTGGACCTTCAATATAAGAAGAACCTCTAATTTTTGCATCACCAAGACCAAGTGCAATGGGCATACCTACCCCAACACAAAGTTGACCTCCTGATGCCATATCGTCAAACAAAAAAGACATTTATACTCTCCTATTTTTGTTGTTCTGTCCAGAAAGTTTTGCCACCAAGTTTACTATCCTTTCCTGAGACGGCATCGCTGACTCCACGAATAAGTCCCCCATATAACTTTAGATTTTCGTTAGCACATATCTCCATTTTAGCAGGAGTTGCTAATTTTAGAAAGCTCTTTGCAGTTGCTTGAATTTTTTTAGAATCAAGAATAATACTCTCTGAGGCATTTACTGTGAAGTTACCTTCTGTACCATCATCACCCTTTACAGTGAACTCTACATTATTTGCAATGAATCTAATATTACCATTACCTGCATTGATAACGATATTTCCATTCTCACACCAGAACATCATAGAGTCCTGCTCTTTTTTATTATCCCTACCACAATCTACCTGAAAGTTGCGAGGACTAATACTAGTAGTCCATCCCTCTCTTGGCCCATCATTATCCAAACTAAAGGTATGAGTTCCTTCCCTGGCATTCGCTTGAACACCAGCAGTTACGGCACCTTGCTTATCAATTTGACCAAAACGGAGTTCTCCATCATTATTACCATAACGGATGGCAGAATGATTCTGTTTGGCGGTACTATTACTCGACCCTGCTCTTGTATTTTGCCTGTTCTGTGGAGTTGCCATTTTTAATCTTAGATAAGTTCGTCAGGGGTGCCAGGAATATCTAGGCGTGGGTTATTACTATTAGTATCAGTACCTTGTCTCTGGATTGCGGAAGGTGCAGTGGTGACTTCAGCATCAATGCTCTCCTGTAAGGTATCATAGACCTGAATAAGTTGGCCTGCAGTCTCAAAGTATCCAGCATAACGAACACCTTCCTTATAGAAGACTGCCCCATAATATGCACGACCATCAACATATCCAGTCTGCTTGAGACCAACCAAGTCAGTGACCTGAACCAGTTTATCAAGTGGAACTTCACCAGTCAGTGCTGCTACAGGGTCCCTTTCAACATCAAACAATGGAACTGCCTTGAAATTAACTCCAGTGTTAGATGGCATACGAATTGTTGGATACTCAGTGAATCCTATACCAGGATTAAGAACTTTTACACTTACAATCCTACCAAAAGTATCACACTCATAATCAAGTTCAGCACCATTTGATGGTTCAATTACAAGTTCATCTACGCCACAATTATAATTGATACCAGGGTCTTTTACAAGAACTTCCTTGAGTTTAATAAGTGCAGGATAACCTTCATTGCCTTCATCTGGGCCAGTATATCCATTACCTGGATCCTCAACAAGGATATCAGTTACAAGACCTCTTCCATCAATCCTTCTGGGGCAAGGTGGGGCAATAAGAATTGCAGAGATTCCAATTGGATTTTCTGCCCAAGGTTTAGTATTATTAGGAACCTTAAACATCTTGGTAATCTTGAGAGCAACACCCGTTGGATTTGAGAGGAAAACATCTCTATCATTAGGAACATTTTCCATATCAACTTTAACAGTATATCTACCCTTAGATAGATTTACATAAGTAGAGACAGGTTGTCCTCTGAAACTACCAGAGGATGCTACTTTCTGGTCATTGATAAACAAACTTCCAGTATTATCGCCAACAAACTTGATGATATATTGCCCATCTTCCGGGAAGTCTACATTGGACCAGACATAAGATTTAACACCAAGAATACCTTGATTCTCTTGGTCAAGTGGAGGAAGATACGGGGAGATATTATTTTTATTCATAAAGGTTCCCCAATCGGGATGATTATATCTGAATATCTCTGGGCCACTGTAAGTTACATCACCAATCTTCTTGACCGTCCCTGCATTTGAATTAGTTCCAACGATGAACTTTGCTCTATTTCCATTAATATCAAAGAATCTTCCCTGATTAGAAGCAATAATAATATCTGTGAAATCATTATCTTTGTAGTCTTCCATCTCAATGATTTGATTGCCCTTGGTTCTCAATTTAATACTTGAGCGTCTGTCATTACTTCTAAAGATAACATCATATACTCTACCAACTTCAATTTGCTTAGTCGTTGTCTCATTGATTTGAGAACCCTTGTAGGTCTTGTCATACGAAAAAATACCAACGATCTCTGCACCATTAGCAAAATCTGCAGCAGAAGTAACTCTGAACTGAACATCAACAAATTGGGATTGTGCTCTTGGAGACGCCCAGTTTTGAGTGTTAAAGATTTGCTTTTCAATCGTATCATAAGTTAGAGTTGATTCATTGAGAACCTCAACATCAACTGTATGAGTTCCTTCAGATAGGAAAATCTTTTTAGTTTCTGGATTATTAATTGCGAATCCACCAAGTTTTGGATTAGTGTTAGTAAAACCAAGACCACCAGCAAGTTGTTCTACACCATCAATAAGTATTCTACCACCATTATCTGCTGTTGCTTTGAGTCCATAGTAACCATCGAATGGAATCTCAACCGTCCAAGAGTTTGAAAATACAACTCCACCAGAATCTGTACCTTTTTGTGCTAATGGTTTAACCGGAGAGATGGCATATCTATTTGTAAATAAAGACCATGACCTAATATTTCCTGGGAAGGAGTGTGATACAGGGAACCATTGCTCTTTAGCACCAGAAGACCTAGTAGACCAAATTGGGTTAGGTGGACATCTGCCATCTTGAATTGGTGCTGGTTCTTGTGGAACAATGGGCTCTGGTGCGTCAATTGTGAGTGCTACACCCATTGGATTTTCATTCCAAGACTTTGGAGATAAAACAGTAACCTCCGCGATGCTAGAAGAAACTCTTACGGCAAGAGACATTGGATTGGTTCCTTTAATTCCAGAAAAACCAAATCTTCCTCCTGGAATTTGTTCCAAATCGGCAATAAGAGTGTAGTTTCCTTTTGTAAAAAATTCTGTTCTACTAAGTTTTCCGACACCTATATCAGTTCCAGGTTTAAATCCATTTCTCTTGAAAGAAATTTTTTCTCCTGTTGATTTTTCAAATGTAAGTGTTACATTATCATCAACTTCTACTTCAATCTGATAGTTCGCATCTGCTGGGAACTTTAAGTTTGACCATACAATTCTGTGAGTTCCTGCGTATGGATTATCTTCCCTATCTGGTTGTGTTGTATCAAAAGGACAGATTCCATACTGAGAGAAGAATGAACCTCCAGCAGGATTAGTTCTCCAAAGTCTCCTATTTGCTCTACCGATCCAATCAATCGTATTAAAGACTTCTATATTTTCAATAGTGGACTCGCCAGCAGGTTGAATTTTCTTAGGTTTTGGGTCTCCTTTAGTTGAGATAATTGTTAGGTCTGCATTTACATCTCTACCATGTCTATCAAAGAAATTAATCTTCTTATCACCTGCTAACTGAGGGCTCTTAGATGTCCCTGAAAGTTTGATGGGCCCGTATTCGCCTGGTGAAAAAGTTGCTTTGCCAGAAACATTTCCTTTTTTCTGGAAAGTGCCACCAGACTTCTTTCTACTCAACAAAAGGCTTGGTCTTGACCCTTTATTATCAATCTGAGCTCTGGTTAAAGCAGTTCCAGCAGTTCCTGGGTCATCATTATACCCAAACTTAATAGCAACTTCAACATCACTTCCACCATCTACGACAAGATATATTCCACCAGACTTTTGAACAAATTTTGCATTAGCATTTTGTTGATTATTCTTGGCATCAACTTTTATCTTTTCATAGATTGGAAGATTGAGAAGCTCAAGTCTTACTTGATGGGCACCTTCCTTATAATACTTTTTGATTTCAGTTCCTGCACCTCTAAATCCATCAAGGTCAGAAATAAATTGGTTATCAATATATAATTTTGCTTTGTTATCTCTTGTTCCTCTGATTGTATAGTCACCTGTTGTTGGAAAGTCTAAGTTCCATTCATAAGTAAAGAGAATTCCAGCAAAATCACTACCCCTTACATTTGAGGGTGGTTTTGGTGAGATAGCATACTTATTCTGAAAATCTCCCCAAGCATCACCGAAGTCTACATGATGCCAACCGCCAGTTGTTGTTGGGTCATTACTGTAGATTGCTGATGGTTTTGTCTTTCTAGTATTAAAAAACCCACCCTCTAGTGCTCTAACATCATCTTGAAATTCTTGAACTTCTCTAGCAATAGGGTCTCTACCGCCAATGTAAAGAGTTGGTTTCCATTCACCTAAGTCTTCGCCATTAGGTCCCCAAAGATTTCCATAAGAAATAAACTCTTGATCGCAGAGAAAATATTCTTCATAGTCTTCTGGGCGATCATAGTATTGATACAGATATGTTTCACTTCCACCACGATATCCACGAATAGAACCTGTTCTTCTAAAGTTCAATCCGTAACTAACTGATCCTGGAGATCGAATAACAAGTTCCTCTCCCTCAATTACAAGTTCACCCAGAACTGCTGTCAGAACACTACCTGCCCCATACTGACAGTCATCATTTGCAGTTACCTGTGGCGGAAATGCATATCCATGGCCTGTTCTTACAATATCAACTGCAAGTAAAGAACCATCTACTCCAACGATGGGATTTCCTACTGCACCAATTCCACCACCTCCAGTAATCTGAATCTTAGGAGGACCACATTTGACTTTTTGATTAATACCAACACAGTTATCGGAGCCCTTTACATCATCTGTTGTCAGGGCATTTACACCATTGATATTTAAATACTGTAAGACTTTATCACCAGACTTAAATATAAAAACTGTTCCTGGATCTTTTCGGGCAATCTCATTTGCTTCACATACAGAAAGTCCCTCGACGAATCCATTGTCGCCATCAATATATCCAACTCTAATGTCTGAGTCTTTATCTAAAGGACCGAATAACTGACTACCCATTTTTTATATCTGCGTATCTGTATTTATTATGCTATACCAGATGTTCTATTTTGAATTTGTTCAATCGTAGATGCGTCTGCCTTAAGATCCACTGGTGGAGTATCTCTAGGTGGAGTTGCAAATGGTTTGGGTTGAACTTCCTGAGGTGCTACATTATCACTCGCTGCTTTATCAGAAGTCGCATTGACATTTGGTGTTTGAGATTCTTCCTGAGAGTTAGACCCAGTAGCGAATGTATAAAAATCACTGATTGGAATTTTTGGAGAAACATCACAACCAAAGATACTGAATTTCAAATTGCTGAATGAAAGTGCTGATGCTATGTTTCCACTGATACCATCAATGGAGGGAATTGCTCCCGATGCACCAGAAAGACCACTCTGAACAAGATCAATTGTCTTGCTAATTTCTTCCAAGAATGCTCCTACTTTGTCGATAATATTATCAACAGTATCGGTAATCTCATCTCTGTTTGCTGCAAGAACATCTCCAGTTAATGACTCAACATAGCACTGTGGAACTTTGGGAACTTGATCATTCGGTGTTACTGTGCTGCTATCAAGAGCATCTAACAACCCTTTAAGGCCGTTTCTCAAGAGTCCATTTAAAAGATCGCACAGTTTAGCAATAATTTTTTCCCACAAACAAACTAACAGTTTAGTAATTTGCTCCTTAAGATCTGACACCATGTGTCTCATATTTGGGAACATTATATTTACAGTAGGAGCAATTGCCTTGTGAACTTCTTTCAGAATAAACTGCAATACTTGATCTAATATTGGTTTCATGTATTTTGTAATAATACATGCAGCACCGCTAATCAACTGATCAATATCATTCAATACATTCGTTGCAGCATCGACATATGTTCTAGCAGTCTCTAAAACTTTATTAATATCTTTAGTAAGATTGTCCAGAATAATCTGGATGTTTTTCATCGATGATGTAACACTATTATATGGATCGGCAAGAGGAATCTTTCTAGTTTGTCTTTCATTCTTTTTAACATCAGCAACTGATTGCTGATGAACAGCATCAGCATTCTCTTTTGTTGCTCCTGGTTGTGATGGTGAAGTAGGACTTTCTGCTGCTTCTTTTCTTGCGGCAATGCCATCAGCAACTGCCTTCATTACGAAGTCTTCTCTTTCTTGACCAGTCAAGCCTCTTGAGTCTGCTTCTGCTCTTGCTGCTTGAGCATCCTTCAGTTGTTGGCTAGTGAGTGGTTTATCAGGTCTCAGTCCATACTTATTAAGTTTAACTCCTGGTGGAGGTGAATCAGTATCCTCTTGTTGTTCCTGAGTTTTTGGTTTGGTGATTACCAGATCAGAATCGGGAACTGTTTTATTGGAATCAGTTTCTCCTTGAGATGACTCTGCATTTCCACTAGTAGGGCCAAAGTTGGAATCAGTTGTTCCAATGGTAGTCTTTAGTTTAGTTTGGGCGTTATTGCCCAAGACTCCCATAATGATAGGGACTTGTTGATCAACTCCATCAAGAAAGAAACCAAATACAAAGTTACCTTGTCTTAGGTTTGGAGTTTGGTATGAAGCCTGCTGACCACCACCTGCCGTGACAGGATACATGACCTGCGCCCAAGGAAGTTGATCAGAAGGAATAGTTTCCTCTTGCTGATCATGATATCCTATAATTCTGACTTTATATCTTCTTGACTGACCTGGTATTTGGCTTGCAGATTCATGCTTTCCACTTGCACTGTTATCTCTCCAGGTGGAGTCGTCAGCAATCTGACCGACCCACCAGTTAAAATGGGCTCCAGCAAACCCTGATGTGAAAAGCGATCCTCCTTCCATTAGTTATCAGTCTTCGTAAATTCTACACTCGTCTGCATCTGGATTTTCATCGCAGTACATTTCAAGTGGTGTTGGGTCATGATCTTCATCTGGATGATTTGCTTGATACTGTTCTAAGTGATCGAGTTCATCCGATACATGACGACGCATCTGTGGAGATAATGTTCCGTTCTCCAGAATATCTTTGTCGTCATTAATATGTTGTTGAATACTTCTATCTGACATTTTAGTTTACCTTCCTTCCGTAAGAATCTCTGATGAGATTTAGTTTAGTAAGACAACGATCAGGTGTAATGTAGTGACATAAATCCGATATAATATATAGACCACCAGTTTCGTGGTTAGGTTTTTGATTCTTTTTATCCCTACCTGCTTCTGGTATGTCTATAAAAATCGTGTCTCCTGCATTAAGACTGAAGTCTCCAGGTATTGTAACAGTTTTTTTGATAGTGAACAACTGATTGTATCTCATTATTGATTGATTCAAAATATTTTCTGGATCAAAATTTGGTTCTTTAGATTTGTTAATTTGATTTTCAGTCGATCCAGATGGAAGAGAACCTTTATCTTTCAACATATATGTTGTTCTTGTAAACCTACCGACTGCTTCATTATACTCTTCATTAAGTTTTGGTAATTCTTTTCCTGCTAACTTTAAGTCAGACTCAGTTTGGTTTACATTTTTTTCAATCACTTGATATTGACAATTAAATGGGTCAAATAAAACTACTCTTGTCGAATAAGTTCCACTTTCAAGTTTACTCTGAACATTAATAGTATTATCGCTTTGCAATTCTAAAATCTTTCCATCATATCCTTGCGGAATATTATCACCTTTGGTGTCTGGTGTCTCATTGTAAATAAGTTTCTTCTTTGCTTTTTGTTCGATAAGTTTATCAATAGATTTGAAATTAAAACCCTTGCTAGTTTCATAAAAGAAATAACCAGCTGTCTTTCCTGGAGATGTTGTGTTAGGAACTCCCTTCTTAGCTAACCAAGTACATGTATAGAATGCTTTTTTGTTATTGCCAAAAAAGTTATAATTGTTTTGCGTTTCTTCAATATCAAGAGTTTTATCTGTACCAATAAAAGATTGGTTAGTAAGAATTTCAGTTATGTGGTCTGATAATTTGCCATCAAATCTTTTATTCACTCTTACTAATTGATTACGAATGTGCTCTTTTGATGATAACTGTAGAGAAACCACAGTCTTCTTTGCGTCTTCAAGAATTGGGTCAACACTAGTCACATACAAATTAAGATTAAGTTTATTATCATTGAGGTCTTTTAGTTTGATTTGTGCTTTCTCTGTCCCAACTAAAGGAAGACCCTCAAGAACTGATTTACCTTTTACTGAACCACCACTATCATTATAAAGAATAGACATTCTGACAGTTGCTTCCATAATACTTTCAAAGTATTTTAATTCAGAAATAGCCGTATTGAGGTTAATATCACCATCTTTATTAGAGATGAGTAAGAACTTATCAATACTACTGGCTCTTGCTTTATCTGAACTTAAATTCTCTGCCATAATACTTTTTGGTTATACAGTATTTATTGTCCTGCTGCCAATGCTTCCCCATAATCATCAACCGAACCACCAGAAGACATCACCACAACACCACCAGAATTCTGTTTTTGTGACTGAACGATATTATTGATGATGGTCATTGGTATCTGTGCAGTTTGTTGAGCACCCGATTCATATGATGCATAAGCTCTAAGCACACCAATTGCTTGGTCATACTTTGCATGATTCAAAGCATCCAAGAAACCTGGAAAGTTATCCTCAAGTGCCTTAGTTGAATCTACATCTAGAATGAATTCACCATGAGTAAGCATCACGGGAATCATATCTTGCCCTCTCTTACCAGACACTTTACCACCATAATACATCCTATTCTTAATCATGTTACGGAGAACATGACCACCTTTTCCCTGCCCCCAAGAATTTCTATCAACATCAAACCAATCAACTCTAGCAGAATCACCACCCCATATCCAAGGTCCATAGTTATCTGCTTGTGGCGGCGGTGTTCTTTTATTCCTATAATCTGATCTGTTGCGACCACCATCACGCATTGCACCTGCCTCTGCATGTGTCCATATGCGCTTATCAACTTCACTCTTTGAGAATCCCATTGACTTAGCGAGTTTAGCTGCTTCTCCAACCATAGCATTCATGGCAGCCTTTTTCATCGTTCCCCATCCCTCATGTCCCATGCCAGCAACTGCCAATCCGATACCTTGATTTCTATCTGAAGTATGACCCTCAGGAGTTCTTTGAGAGTATGAATACTTCTGAACTTTACTACCATCAGCAAGGAAAGTTGAATGATATCTATCTGGATGACCAGTCATATTATTACCAGCACTCCAGTGGAGATAGATATTCTTCTTCTTTCCAGACATATCTGCTAACCCACCAGTATATTGACTACCAGGCCCACCACCACCAAAACTACGAGTGCCAGTGATTGTTGATTCAGTGGTATTGAAAGAAGGAACTGCTGCTGGTTTAGGATTAGTTGCTCCATATGCTCTTGAACCTGGACCAACAAACCAACCGAAGAAGTTATTGGGCGAGTTAGATGTTCTTCTTATATCCCCAGGCCCTGGTTGATTACTGCCACCCATAAAATCAGTTCTACCACCAATAAATGATCTCGCCTTATCTTGATATTGAGCATTCAAAAGTACATTAGCAACAGATTGCATTGCAGAAACAGACATTCCAGTAGCCGCTGATGCACTAGCAGCATCTTTAATAGAATACCATTCGGGATTTGGTTTTCCTCTACTAACTTTTGTTCCGTTTGGATACAACCAAGTTGGTTCATACTGCATCTGAGAAACAATTAAATCTTTAATTGTTTTTCCACCATATTTACCTGAAGCAAGTCTATTATAAATTGATTGAGCAACATCGGCCCATCCTTGAGGATCACCATCCTCTCTAGAAGCAACAGCAACCAAAGTCCAAAAATCTGCAGCTCCTCCACCAGTAACATTAACAGTCCCTGTAAAACCACTTGGTGCATTTTCATTACCAGGTCCAAGTCCACCGCCAGTTTGTGTTGTATTACTCCTTAGTCCAAGTTGTTTTCTCAAGTCAATAAGAGCATCTGTAACTTTCTGAGAGACAATACCCTTTACATTTTTCTTAAGTGCTTGAGTCATATTCTGACCCTTCATTAACATATCAACATCAACTTCCCCACCACCAGCCATTCTCATTTTTCCACTCTTAATATCAAAAGTATATCTAGTCCATCTATCAAGACCACTAGCAATATTTGTATAATCATTATCGTCAGCCTTGTCACCAAGTATTGTTTTATATGCAATACCAAAGATTGGTCCAAGAAAAGGCATTGTTGATACCTTCTTGTTTACATCTTGAATATAAGTCAGAGGACTAACAGTATCCTTTTCTTTAGATTCTGGAAATATTTTTTTAATTTTTTCTTCACCACCAACTTGCGACCCTCCTTTAATTTTAGTTTCTTTAGATTTTTCTAAAAATACTCTACGAGGGGTTTTAGTTTCTGCCTTCAGAGACCTACTAATCGCACCTAACTCTTGCCCACCTCTAGTGATACCACCACTAGAGTATTTGCTCATCATCTCTTTTTGTGCTTTGTCATTACCATAGATGTTTCCGAAGGATCCTTTTTCTTTAAAGGCCAATCCACCAGTCAACATATTTAAACCTTCTCGCAAATTCTCTCTAATTCTAGAGTCAAACTTTGCTAGGTTCGTTGCTTGTTTCTTTTTATCTTCTGCATTAAGAAATGGATATCTAATTAACTCAATAGCATATCTAAATGGTGCTCCAACAATATCAAGTAAACCACCAAGAACTCCAAGTTGAAAATTTAAATATCTAGATCCCTGCCATATTGCCCAGTCAAGAGCTTTTCTTGGATCCCATGCATGTTTTTCTTCCCACCTCTTTTTTGCACCACTTTCTATTCCCTTTCCAAATTTCTTTAACTGAAAGGATCCTTCGCCCAAAGCAGAAGCAAGAAGACCAGCACCACCAACTATTGCTGCTGCAGTACCAGCACCAATACCAGCTCCTTGAGCTGCCGTACCACCTGCCGTACCACCTGCTTGAGTTGCTGCTGCTTGAACACCGCGTTGTGCTCCTTGCTGCATTAATCTGTCACCAAGAACATCTCCTACAGCATCAAATATTCCACCTTTACCACCAGCAGCGGCAGCAAAAATGATAGTAGTAATAGCAGTATCTACAGCACCTTCAAACTTTTTAAAATTATTAACTAAATCCTGACCACCAAGTTCATCAATAAATCCAATCGTCTTATCTCTTAAATCATATGCACCTTTAACAAAACTAGCAAACCCATCAACAACACCAATGCCAAAATCAGCAATCCAAGTAGCAGCTGCATCAATCTTTGGTATGAATGCGATCATCTGAGGAAGATAATCAATCATCTTGAAGGCAATGAATCCTAATAAAACTTTTCCAATAAAAGATTTTATTCTATCAAGAAAACCAAGTTTTGGTCCCTTCAAAAGTTTCTTTTTTTCTTTACCCTCTTCACCCTTTTTTGGTTTTTCTAATTTAGATTCTTGTTTTTTTCTAGTCTTTTTTTCTTCTTCCTTCTTTGCCTTTTTTTTTTGTTTAGCATAAAGTTTGTTTTGACTACCAAGTAGTTTTTCAATCTTTACTACTCTAGACTTAACTGATACCAATCCTTTGTGGCCACCACTTTCTCCACCACTACTAACTGACTTGGAAGATATTTTTTTAGTTTGCGTCTTGATTGACGGTGCTGATGGTAGTAGTTTCATGTCTTAGAAAATACCCAGAATCTTGGAGTTTCTTGATTTGTCTTTAGAACTAAAGGACGCATTGAAAGAAGGCAATTGGGATAACTCTTGATATTCATCTGACCCAGAATTACCACCAGAAGTAGTAGTCATAACTGGTGCCTGAAGTGCAACAGGAGTTCTAGATGGTGCTCCTGGAATACTTACCTTTGCCTTGTTTGGTCTCAATTGAGGAACTGCTTTCATAGTTCCTTGAGTTCCAGCTCCAACGCTGTTCCTTTGCATATTAGTCGCAACCATCATCATCATTGGTAGGACATTATTAACACCCATAATCATATTACCACCACCAAATCCACCAAACATAGAACTGTTAATGGTTGGTGAGAAAATATTAAGAGAATTGCCACCAAATGATGCAAAGGTGCTTTTGTTGCCACCAAAATTCATTTTTGGGCTGAATGTTGGATTGGTGGAAACATAGTTTCTTTTTAGAGAACCGCCTCCAATCTTTAAGTTTGTTGTGTTAGAACCACCAGAAGAACCTCCACCCATATTCATATTAACAGATGTTGATGAAGTCTCTGGTTGTCCTTTTACTTGAGTTTTTTCACCATCTCCTGGCAATTTCCTCATGTTACTACGAATCAGTCCACCACCATGAGCTTTGATAACATTCTGAACAACCTGAGGTCTGTTATTACCACCACCAGCAGCATTCATTCTCTCCAGGTTTGCAACACCGTATTTTTCAACGGCACCGCGAGACATAACAAACTCACCGTCAGATAACATAGCAGGAACTTTATCAACACCCTTCTCACCACTCACAAATCCACCAAAAGTTCCTAACTTTCCAACCAAAGACTTGCCAAATTTGCCAACCATCCCCATCATACCACCCATCATCTTACTGAATACTTCACCACCACCACTGAATTTAACAGTTGGTGTCTCAATTTTTGGCATTGGTTCTGGTTTAAATGTGTCCTCAATTTTATTTGAGAGCATCATGCCACCAGCAGCAACTGCTCCAGTTGTGATAAGACCAGTTAAAAGTTTTCCTTTTCTTCCACCAAGGAATCTTGCTACACCACCTGCTTTACCAATTCCTGCTCTAGCCGCTAAACCTGCTGCTGCTCTTGCTAATCCAAATGCACCCTTAACAAGAAGACCTATAAAACCACGAACTAATCCGCCAAGACCTGTTCCAAATAATAAAAACGCTGCAGCAAATTTAGGCCAATGGTCACTTAAAAACTGGCCAATTGCTTTTAGTTTGTCTTGATTTTCTTTGTCAGCGAACCAGTCAATTAACTTGATTAGGAATTTTCCTAAGATAATTCCCATTATAAAATCAATAATTTTTTGAAGAATACCTTTTACTGGAGCGACTATCTTCATCGCACCATCTACAGTCTTCTTAAACCCTTTCTCAAGATTTGCTTCTAACTTTGCTCTACTCTCTTTCTCTTCTTTCTTTCTTTGTGCTTCCGCAGTATCTTTGATTAGAGTATTCTGTTGCTTTAGTAATTCAATAATATTATCAAGAGATTTTATAATATCTCCAATATAATCTTTCTCTTCTTCCTTTGCTTCCTTTGCTGCTGGTAAAAGTTTTGGTGCAGTAACTCCACCCAGTTTCTTCAGAGGACTGGTGGTTTGAATATCCTGTGCCTTAATTTTTTTCTTCTTTACTTTGAATCTACCAGTCTTTCTCTTGACCTTCTTAAATTCTTCTGTGAGTATTTCTGTTTCTTCTGTAGGAATCTTACTATCTGCCATCCTACCAGCAGCCATCCTCTCCCTCAGAAGAGTTTTGTATGTGGCATAGTCAATACCAATGGCATCATCAAGACCAAGTAGTCTTAAAATTCTTTCATCTACTTCTTCATCAACTAATTTATCTTCACCATCTCCTTCAGACACGACGAGAGCAGACTCTTTTTTTGCCTCGTCGCGTATAGATTTTAGGAGATCGTCAAGATCAGATGCCATTTGCTTGCTGGTGTTTTAATTTTTCTTCTTCAAGGTGTTGTTGAAGTAACGCAACATAAATGTCACGCTCCCAAGGCATCATATTTTCTACCTCTGTTAATGAGTATTTATGATACTGCATTAAGGCAAAGTTTAATCTAAAGTATGACTCTAAGTCCATGTGACTTAGACCTACCCGAAAAAACTTGCCAGACCCTCAAGAACAACCTCACTTTCAACTTTGGTTTTTGGATTCACTACCTTAACCACATGCGAAAGTTTAGGCATAGTCGCATAGAACTTCTCAATCTCTTTGAACTGAGATGAATTCATTGATTCAATAAAATCACGAATTTCTTTTTTGGTGCAATCAGAAGCAGCCCATACTTCATCTACAGTAAAGATGGTATCAATACCAGAAGCAATCAATTCAAAAGATTGATCCATCTCACTACCATTTTCCAAGTCAAAGTTGTTTTTGATGAATTCGTCCAATGAAGGATACTTCATCTGCATCATAATCTCATCATCAAGTTTAATCTTATTAGTGTGCTCATCATTCTTTTGAACTTGAATATCATCCAAGTTAATCTCAATTTTTACTGGAGTCTCCTCATCATCAGGACAAACAATATTAACCTCGATAACTTCTCCAACAGACTTACCACGAATGTTCAAGAAGAGATATTCAATATCAAATGTAGGAAGTTGTTCTACTTTGATACCTTTGGTTAGAATACAGTTCTTAATGACTGTCTTGATAGCTGTTGTGATTTGCTTTGTATCTTCACTCTCAAGTGCAATCACAAGAACTTTCTCTTCTTTTACAAGGAAAGGTCTATATTGAATTGTTTTTCCAGTTGAAGGCAACTCAAGTTCATAAGTTGGTGTAGAAATCTTTGGTAAAGGCATAATGTCCTATAAAGTTATTTCAGTGTGATTATTTATTGCGGAATCCTTGTGGCACGAATTGTGCAGTATATCCTTCTGTTATGAATGGAACTTGGCCCCCATTAAGAGATTGATTAAAGATTCCATTATCCACCGTAAATTTTGAGTAATCATTTCCAAGACCAAAATCAATCGGATTGGTAAATGATTGATTTATTTGTGCTCCTGTGAGTGGAGTAATCTCTGCAAATGGATTCTGACCAAGAGTATCCTTATTGCCAGACACCTGTTCAATAAAGTACCTGATATAAGAAAATGAAACAGTACACTTTAATAAATCAGAAGCATCATATGAAACTGGAATTGATGATACAGAGATTGGATATGCACCTACGAAATTATATTTCAACATATTATGATTATAATCCCTCTCATATTTTGTGATTGCTATGTCACCATAATATTCTTCGGGATATCTCATTCTGTATGAGTAATTTTTATTTTCAATACTATTTTCCCCTGCTAGTGATTCATTCGCAATATATTTTATCCACCCTTCAAATAATCTAATGGGCAAATAAGAGTTTGGAGATGGTTTTTGTTTAATGAATTGATTAACCAGAGACTTTCTTCCCAATATACTATCGGGTGTTGGTACTGATTGGTCCTGCATAACATAAAAAGTTAGATCAATACGATCATCAAACAATCTACGGTATGCGTGTCTCTCTGTTACACCAGTAAAATCATTATTAATCTCTGTTGTTGCAAGAGATGATCCTGGCAATACAGTTTCTGAGCAACACAAGTGCAAAAAGTTTTGGTCAAAACCAGAGAGTTGATTGTCGCTCTTGAAATTGCTCCAAGTGTATCCTTCAGTACCAGTAGGTTCTCGAATGAAAACATCAAAGTGTGATGTTGTTGCTGGTCGCAACAAATTAGATTTTATATCAGATACAGATCTTCTTCTTGGTCTGGGTGCGTTAACTGCCATCTATAAATAGATTTACCTTATATATTATGTAGTAGAGATAATGGGAGAAACTTATAAAAGTAGATACTACCCATCCTTCCCAAACAAATACAAAGGCAACCCAAATAATATTATATGCCGTAGTAGTTGGGAACGCAAGTTTTGCAGATGGTGTGACCTGAATGAAAATGTTCTTCAGTGGGGCAGTGAAGAGTTTTCAATCCCATATGTGTCTCCACTAGATAATAGAATTCATAAGTATTTTCCAGATTTTATTATTAAGTTGAAAGAGAACTCTGGAAGAATTAAAACTTATGTGATTGAAGTTAAACCAAAGAAGCAGACACGACCACCAAAAACGCCAAAGAGACAAACAAAATCATATATCTATGAGGCGACTGAGTATGCAAAGAACCAAGCAAAGTGGAAGGCTGCCGAAGAGTTTTGTGCTGATAGAAGAATTGAATTTAAAATCATAACAGAAGACGAACTAGGTATTAAGTAATGCCAAGGAAGACACTCAAGCAAAGACAACAAAGTAGTGGTATAGATAAAGGTCTTTCTATTAAGAAAAACTTAGTTGGTAATGAAAGTCCTGATGATATTATGGAAATGATTATGGAAACTTTTCCTGAGGAATTAGTTCCTGAAGTTGGTAGTTATTATACTTTTGTTTATAACCCAACAACCCCAAATATACAGTATGACCAGTATCCATTAGTTGCAGTAACAGAAGTATTTGCTTGGGGTTTTCGTGGTATCAATTATCACTGGGGGTCAGCAAGAAATTATGGGTGGGGAGAAGTTGTTGGTAAGTTTCATCCCGTAAATACTATGGAGTTGAAGTCAATGAGATCTCTGCCTTATGCAAATTACCTCATAAATAACTAAAAAAGGTAAAATGGGCATTCCAAGTGGTTGGAAAGAACACACATCACAGTTGCAAATCCTTGGTATTCAAGGAGATACGGCAAATCCCGCTGAGTATTCTGCTATCATTAAGAATATAAAGCGAAGA